TGGTGATGCAGCCCTGAATCCTCGCAGGGTGATGTCCAAATCATCACCAATTGAGCAAATTCTTGTGAGGATTGATGATAAACTCAATAGAGTTATGCAGGGTGATAATCTGATTGAGACTGATGAAGATGTCATCATGGACTTGATTGGTTATTTTATCATCCTTAAAGTTGCGGTAGACAAAGATTATGCTTACCGTTATAATGACCTTGATTACGATTCCTGATTATGTTTTTATCTGTTGACACCATTTCAGTTCTAAAAAACTTTTCCACTATTAACCAGTCCCTCCTCATCAAGTCAGGAAATAAACTGAGGAGCATGAGTGTGATGAAGAATGTGCTGGTTGAAGCAACCATCACTGAGCAGTTTCCACGTGATGTTGCCATCTATGACCTCAACCAGTTTCTGAATGCAATGTCCCTGGTTCCTGGTGCTGAATTGGAGTTCAATGATAACTCTATTGTTATCACAGATGGCACAAACTCCATTGATTATCGTTACAGCGATCCCTCTGTAATCACCACACCACCTGATAAAGAACTGAAACTTCCCTCTGAGGATGTGTGTGTTGTTCTCACTGATGAATCACTGGAGAAGGTGAAGAAAGCAGCAGCAGTGTTGCAAATCCCTGATGTTTCGCTCGTAGGGGATGGATCTTCCATCACACTTACTGTAAGTGATAAGAAAAACTCTGGTTCTAACTCTTATCGCATCACAGTTGGTGAAACTGATGCTGTGTTTAGATTCAATCTGAAGGTGGAGAACCTTCGCTTGATTAGTGGTGATTATGATGTTATTGTGAGCAAGAAGAACTTGGCACAATTCACACACCATGCAATGCCGATTGTGTATTACATTGCTGTTGAACCAGACTCCACTTTTGAATCTAATTGATGACTACTGATCCCTTTCTATGGGTAGAATGCTACAAACCCACAACTGTGGATGATTGCATTCTCCCTAAAAAAATAAAACAAACATTTGCGACTTATGCACAAGAAAGAGAATTCCCAAACCTTATCTTGGCAGGACCAGCTGGAGTTGGAAAGACTTCGCTTATCAAGGCTCTATGCAAACAGATTGACGCTGATGTTTTGTTTATCAATGCAAGTCTTGATCGTGGCATTGGTGACATCAGAACTACTGTTGCCCAATACGCCTCCTGCTCCTCAATGTTTGGAGGAAAGAAAGTTGTAATCCTGGATGAGGCAGATAACCTCACACAGGACAGCCAAAAGGCACTCAGAGCACTGATTGAGGAGTTTCAAAACCATTGTATCTTTGCTCTTACTTGTAACTACCCACACAATATTATTGATGCAATCCACTCTCGGTGCTCTGTTGTTGATTTCCATGTTCGTGACCCTAAAGACCTGGCACTTTTATGTGCTCAGTTCTATAAACGAGTTGTTTCAATTCTCAAGTCCCTCAATGTCCAATATGATGACAAGGTTCTTGCCAAATATGTCATGGACATGGCACCTGATTGGCGTGGTATTCTAAACAACCTGCAAGCAGAATCTAAGTCTGGTGAAATCACTTCTGATATTCTCAAAGATACACCAGATCAACTGGTAGAGTATCTGAAGAAGAAGCAATGGCAAGATGCAAGAGACTGGGTATTTGAGCATTCATACATTCACCCCAAGAAACTGGAGTCTGACATCTACAAAGCAATTCAACCACACCTTGTGGACCAATCTAAACCACAGGCTGTGTTGATTTTTGCTGAATACTCAGATAAGATAGAGCATGGGGCAGATCCTTCTATCACTCTGCTTGCAGTTGCAACACAACTTATGATGGAATGCACTTGGAAAACTGATGGCTAAACCCTCTCCCTTTGTTTATGTGAAGTCCATATGTGAGAAGAAGTATGAGTATGACTTGTCTGGTTATACCCCTTATCTTGTGAATAGATGCTTTGCAATGCATATGGACACAATAATGTTTGCAGAAGAGATGAATCAGGCACACCAGATTGGTCCTGAGTTGCAATATGACTTCTATTATTATGCTGTGCGTAAAGGTAAGAGGTTTGGTTTCCCACCTAAACCAGAAGAGCACAAGCATGTAGAGTTGATACAAGAGCATTATGGTTATTCAAGGGAGAAAGCCCTACAAGCACTGCAACTCCTCACTCCTGAGCAAGTGAAATCTATTGTAGATTCAAAGTATAAAGGTGGAATTCATAAATAAAGTGTAACATTTAATGAAATAATGGATTGGTCTGCTGCAGACATGGTTGAGGTGAGACTTGGTCAGCCTGATGATTTCCTGAAGGTGAGAGAAACTCTCACCAGAATTGGTGTCGCTTCACGCAATGAGCAAAAACTCTTTCAATCATGCCACATCTTACATAAACAAGGTAAGTATTACATTGTGCACTTTAAAGAGTTATTCTTGCTTGATGGTAAGGAATCTAATCTCTCTGATAATGATGTGCAACGTCGTAACAAAATCACTAAACTTCTGAGTGATTGGGGATTAGTTGAGATTGTTAACAATGAAATCACTGAAAATACATCTTCCATCAGTCAGATTAAAATCATTCCTTATAAGGAAAAGGCTGAGTGGGAATTGATTCCAAAGTATTCTATTGGCAACAAGAAGAATGACTGACTTCCAAAACCTCACAGAGGCTTATAATTCCATTTATGAGGGGTCTCTTCATAAGTGGTTTAATGCATCTAAGTCCAAGGATGGTAAGCCTGGCTGGGTGCAGTCAGATGGGTCTCCCTGTGCAAATGAGAAGGGAGAAACAAAGACTCCCAAGTGTTATTCATCACGTCGTCTTGCTGGACTGAAGAAAACTAAGGAAGGACAGAAGAAGATTCGCTCTGCTGATGCAAGAAAGTCGCGTCAGGACTCTGGGCAACAGAGTAAGAGTGGTGCAGCAAAGCCCACCAATGTGAGAACTTTCACTGATAAAGATGATTATAAGAAACACCCCTCTGGGGATTACACCAAAAAGGAGGAAACTCAAATGAATTATTCTCAATTGATGGCTGATGCTTATAACAGCATGTATTCCAACCAAGAGGGTGAGAACATTGATGAAGCATGTTGGAAGGGTTATACCAAGAAGGGCATGAAAACTATGTTTGGTAAGAAGTATCCAAACTGTGTAAAAAAGGAAGAAGTTGAAACCATTGAAGAGGCAGATAAGAAAGGTAAAGGTAGTGGCACTAAGGATGCTTGCTATCATAAAGTGAAGAGTAGATTCAAAGTTTGGCCTTCTGCTTATGGCTCTGGTGCACTTGTTAAGTGTCGTAAGGCTGGTGCTGCCAACTGGGGCAACTCCTCCAAGAAAGAGGCAATTGAGTTAACAAGAGATGAAGTTTTATCTTACCTGGTTGAAAATGGTTATGCACCTGATATGATGTCAGCAGAGGTTATGTTTACTCACATGAGTGATGAATGGATGTCCATTATTTCTGAAGTCACCGCATTTGATATGGTAAAGAAAGACTTCACTGATAAGTATGGAAAGAAGGCACTCCTGAAGCCTGAGCAAATGAAGAGACAACCTGGACAAAAGCCCAAGCCTGTGAAGTATACTCATGGTGATATGAGTAAATTACCTCCCAGAGCAGGAGAAAGTGACTGAGTAGGGTTTTCCCCCTATAATAACAAACAAAAAGTGTTATAACTACAGGGTGTGGATGCTTCGGGTTCACACCCTTTATCTCGCTTAGTTTAGGAGAACCTAATGAATAACCTTGTACGCTGGGAGCAATATGCCCCCGTATCACTTGGACTGGAAGAAACCTTCCGCAGACTGGATGCATTTGCTGATAGAACAGCAAGTGAAAACTATCCAAAGTATAACATCATTAAAATCGACGAAACCACTCAACGCCTTGAAATTGCCCTTGCTGGGTTTAAGAAGGAAGACATTGAAGTCAGTGTTGAACGTGGTGTGTTAAATATTACTGCAACTCACAAAGAGTTGGAGGTTGGGTCTTATGTCCATAAGGGCATTGCATCACGTGATGTCAGGAAAAACTGGCAACTCAGTGACAATGCTGTTGTTGACGACCCTGTCTTTGTTGATGGAATGTTGAAGCTTACAATTCGTCTGGAAGTCCCAGAAGAGCATAAGCGTAAAGTTCTTCCCATCTCTTAATAAAAAACTGCCCTGGTGTTATAATACCAGGGCCTACTAATTTTCGAAAATTACTATCAATCATGGCTGTTAAAGTACTCGTTAATGCAATTGGTCAGCATATCATTGCTGATGTAAAGCAAGTTGAAAAGAAAGATACCAAAGAGGTTATTGCTTACTATGTGAGCTCTCCTCGTGTTGCCTCATACTCACGTGGTGAAGATGGCAATGTAAATGTGGGCTTTGGTCCTTATTGCCTGCTCTCTGATGAGAATGAGTTCAGCATCAGTGTGGGCAACATTGTTTCCATCCTGGAACCTCGTGATGATGTGATTGAGCAATACAATGCTATCCTGTCTGTTCCTGAGGCAGAGGAAGAGGAAGAGGCAGTTGAAGCACCTGTTGAAGTTGCCTGATGAATGTAATCCTTTTGTTACTGAAGAGTGGAGACTACATTGTCTCCTACTCTGAAGAGTTGCAATATGAACCAAAGGTGCATTTGGTGCATCCACATATCATTAGTG